CCTTCGCGTCGATGACCGCGAAACCAGCAAGTGACCTAGAATAGGGCGTCTGAGGTAAAAATGGGACAAGGCGGAACTCGTTTGGGCGGTGGACGACCGCCAAAGTCGCAATCGGAGCGCTGGTTAGGCGGGAATGCCGGGAAACGGTCGATGGCGATCGTGGAACGGGAGCCCGTCCCGTCTGGGCCGGTCGACGAGCCGGACGATCTGACGGCTGGCGAGCTCAAGTACTGGCGGAAGTGGTCGCCGTTAGCCCTGGCCAATGGCATGCTCACGCCGTCGACGTCGGCGGGCTTTGTCCTGTTGTGTCAGCAAGCGGAGCGGGCCGAGGTCATGTGGGCGACGATTCAATCCCGCGGGCTCGAGCAATTGAAGGTCACGATCGACGGGGCCGGGCAGGAGCAAGCGGAGTACAAGGCCAACAGCCTCTTGACCCATTGGCGGGCGCTCATGCTCCGGTGCGAACAGCTCCAGGCGCGGTACGGGCTCGCCGCCGACGGCAAGGGGCCGGCGCGGGAGTCGGAGCGGGATACCGAGGCGACGGAACTAGCGAGGCTTCTTGCCGTCAAGTGACCCGGCGACGGCGTACGCTCGGCGGGTGACGGCCGGCGAGCTCCCGGCCGGCAAGTGGCATCGGCTGGCGTGCGAGCGTCACCTTGCGGATTTGGCCGACACTAGCAGCCAGTGGGTCTATAAGCCGGAGCTCGCGGCGCGTGGCGTCGGGCTGTTCAAGCTGTTCCGCCACTACAAGGGCCGGGACTGGGCCGGCCGGCCGATCATCCTCGAGCCGTGGCAATGCTTCATCGTCGGCAGTCTCCTGGGATGGGTCCACAAAGACACGGGACTGCGGCGGTTTCGGAACGCCTTTATCGAGCTTCCACGCGGGCAGGGCAAGTCCACATTGGCCGGCGGCATGCTCGTCATCTTGACATTCTTCGACGGCGAGGACGGGGCCGAAGGGTACTCGGTCGCCACGAAGAAGGATCAGGCGCGGATCTCGTTTCAAGCCGGGCGGCAGATGGTGGTGCGCTCGCCGGCCATCAAGGCCATGATCGAGGTCTCGAAATACAACCTCCACGATCTCAAAACCGAGTCGAAGATGGAGGCGCTCGGCGCGGACGCCGACACGCTCGACGGGCTCCGGCCGCATATCGCCGTCGCCGATGAAGTGCACAAGATGAAGTCTGCCGATCAGATCGAGGTCATCGAGTCCGGCATGGGCACGCGGTTACAGCCGATGCTGTTCGAGATCACGACGGCCGGCGAGGACGATCAGAGCGTCTACGGGCAACATCACCTGCTCAGTACGCGGGTGCTCGAAGGGACGGTGCCACTCCCCGAGTGGTTCGCCTTCATTGCCGCGGCCGATCCCGAGGACGATTGGACGCTCGAGACGACCTGGATCAAGGCGAATCCGAATTGGGATATCTCGGTCAAGCCGGACTTCATGCGGAAGGAAAGCCGGAAGGCGCTCGCCAATCCGGCCGAGCAAGCGAAGTTCAGGCGGCTCTACCTCGGCCAAAAACTGCAACGCGTCGAGGGGTACTTCTCGGTCGAAGATTGGCTCGCCTGTCCCGCGCTCCCGCCCGATGCCGAGCTCCGGCGCTATCCCTGCTGGATGGGGCTCGACTTGTCGAGTTCGATCGACGTCACCGCGGCCGTCCTGGTCTGGAAATTGAGCGAGACGGAGATCGCCATCCGGCCAACCTTCTGGCTTCCTGAAGACAATATCGGCGAGCGGTCGAAACGGGATCGGACGCCGTACGACCGATTCGCCGCCGACGGCTGGCTCCGGGTCACGGCCGGCAACGTCATTGATCGGATTCAACTCCGGCAGGATCTCGCCGCGCTGGCGAAGGAATGGAAGATCAAGACGCTGTGCTTCGATCCCTGGCACGCCCACGAGCTCATGTCGAATCTCCGCGACGAGGACAAGATCCCCGTGCTCGGCGTCGATCAGCGGTATAACCCGTTGAGTCAGTCGACGAAAGACTTTCGTGATTTCGTGTTACAGCGTCGGGTCCGGCATGATCCGAATCCGCTGATGACGATCATGCTCGCCAATGCCGTCGGCCGGGGCGACGAAAAGGACAACATCATGCTGAGCAAGAAACGATCGCGGGGCCGGATCGACGGCGTACAGGCCACGATCACGGCACTCACCAATGTCCTGGTCCGGCAACCTCAGCGGGCATCGGGGGCCTTCTTTGTCTGACGTCATCGTCTACGACTCGCCGGCCATCATCAAATCCCGTCCGCGGCGGTGGCTCGAGGGGCTCCGCTCGTACTTCATGGGTCCGATGTCGCTCAAAGATCCCGCGCTGTCGCGGTACTTCGGATCGTCGGGGCGCTCGACGTCCGGCGTCACCGTGACGCAAGAGAACGCCTTCACCTTCTCGGCGGTCTATGACGCCGTGAATCAAATCTCCTCAGACGTGGCCAAGCTGCCGCTCAATCTCCGCAAGCGCAACCCAAGTGGCGGCAGTGACCCGTACGAAGACTCAAAAACCCACAGATTGCTCAAATATGAGCCCAATCCGGAAATGGGCTCGATGGTGTTTCGGCGGACCGTCACGGCGCATGCGCTGACGTGGCATGGCGGGTTCTCCGAGATCGAGCGCGACGGGGCCGGCCGTCCCGTGGCGATCTGGCCGTTGGCTCCCGATAAGGTGAAAGTCGAACGCGAGAAGACGGGACGCCGACGGCTGTATTTCAAGGTCCGCGGCGACGACGGCGCGGAGGTGAATCTCGATCCCGCCAACGTCCTGCATATCGTCGGGCTCGGCTACGATCCGTTCTGTGCGTATCCGGTGATTACCTTGGCGCGGCAAGCGATCGGCCTGGGGCTCGCCGCCGAGCAGTTTGGATCAACCTTCTTCGGCAACGGCACGACGTTTGGCGGCGTGCTCTCGATGGTCGGCATCAACTCCGAAGAAGAGGCGCAACGGCTCCGCGACGTCATCAAGGCGCGGCATACCGGGCCAGAACGGGCCAATGACATGCTCGTCACTTGGGGCGATATGAAGTACACGCCGAATGGCGTGGCTCCACAGAACGCCCAGATGAATGAGCTGCGCTCGAAGCAAGTCGAAGAGGTCGCACGGTTTTTCAATATTCCTGTGCATAAACTCAAAAACCTCGAGCACGCGACGTTCTCCAATATCGAGCAACAGGATCTCGAATATTACAAAGGGTGCTTACTGAATTGGATCACGCTGTGGGAAGAAGAATGCAATCGCAAGCTGATCCCGTCGCTCGAATCCCGCCAACAGTTTGTGAAGCACAATGCGAACGCGTTTCTCCGGGCCGACACGACGGCGCGGACGGCGCTCTATACGGCGCTCCTGGATCGCGGCGTGTTCAATGCGGATCAGGTCTTAGAGTACGAGGATCTGAATCCGCAACCGGGCGGGCAAGGGCAACTCTACCTCGTGCAAGGCGCGATGGTTCCGAAGGATCAGATCGTGGATCTCGTCGACGCCCAGATCGAGAAGGCCAAGGCTCCACCACCACAGCCAACGCCACAGCCAGCGGCCGACAAGCCGCCGGTCGACGAGACGCCGGCACGGATGCTAGCCGAGCTCGTGTCTCGGACGGAGCGGGCAGAGGCGGAAGTCTCGCTCAGGGCAAAGAATGAGGCGGCGGCATCGGCCGCGAAGGAGACGGCCGAGAAGCTCTCCGTCCTGCTCACGGACGAACGCGATCGGGCGCGGGCCGAGACGACTCGAGCCGTCGAGCGTGAGACGCTCGCCAAGGTCGCCGTCGATGCCGAGCTTGCCCGGCTGGCGACGGTGGAAGCCGAGGCGCACGCGGCGGTGATTGCCGCACACCGCGGGCTCGTCGTCGACGTCATGCGACGGATGATCGAACGCGAGACCGAGCGCGTCCGGCGAGCCCAAACGACGCCCGAGAAGCTCCGCGAGTGGATGGCGAAATGGTACGACGGGCACGAGGCGCTGATCGTCGACGCGCTCGTGCCGGCGCTCACCGTTCATGTCGCCTGGTCTCGGTCGACCGATGACCCACGGGCGCTCGCCAAGGGCTACGCGTCCGCGCATGTCGCGGCGTCCAAGCGAGACGTCGAATCGGCGATCGATGACGGGGCCGATCTCGCGTCATCGCTCGCCGGCATGCTCGACCGCTGGCGCGGCCGGGCCGAGGACGTCGCCAACGAGTGCTTCGAGCGCGAGATCGCCCACACGCTGAAATGAGGAGTCCATGGCAGACACGCTAGAACGCCGATCGTTTGTGGAGTGCCGAGCCGAGGCCGACGGCCGGCTGATTCGCGGCTATGGCATTGTGTTCGACTCGCTGTCGGAGGATCTCGGGGGCTTCAAGGAGCGCATCATGCCGTCGGCGGTCGATCGCACGCTCCGCGACGGGCTCGACGTCCGGGCCTTAATCGATCACGACTCGTCGAAGATCCTGGGCCGGACGCGGGCCGGCACGCTCCGGCTCGAAAAGGACCGGCAAGGGCTCAAGGTCACGATCGAGCCGCCGGACACGGCGACGGCGCGGGATCTGATGGTGTCGATCAAGCGGGGCGACATCTCCGGCATGAGCTTCGCCTTCCGGACGCCCAAGGGCGGCGACGAGTGGGACATGGAAGGCGACTGGCCGATCCGATCGGTTCACGACATGACGATCCGCGAAGTGAGCGTCGTGGCATTTCCAGCGTATGCCGATACGCAAGTGGCGGTGCGTTCGCTCGGGGAGTATCGCGGGCATGCGTGGAATCCGTCGGTGGAGTTTCGGGAACGTCGATTGCGGCTGAGTCGGTGTCGATAAGGTTGACAGCCGGTAAGCCGCTACAGTAAGATAACAAATCGAGGCCGGCGAGCGAGTGGTTCGCTCGTCGACCCCTGACCGATCAAGCCCGTGGAGGGGCTCGACATGGCTACTGCCGATCCTACGTCACAAACCGTTACCATCAAACCGCCGAACTTCGGATTAGCAACCTTCCGAATCACTGGCATGTCGCCGCTCGTGATCCATCGGTTCTCGGCGAAAACAAAGAATCAGATGAAACAGAAGATGGAAACCGGCAAGGCGGCGAGCAGTAAGAAAAACCGCGAAGCCAAGCTCACCGATGATCTGTACGAAGAAGCCCGATACCGTCACGCCGACGGATGGGACGGGTTCAACGCGGCGGCGATTCGGGCGGCGATGATCTCCGCGTGTCGGCTCGTCGGATTCAAGATGACGCTGGCGAAGCTCTCCGTGTTTGTCGAGGCCGATGGCGTCGATGCCACGGAACCACAGATCCCACTCATTCGGATCATCGGCGAGCCCGTGAAGCAGGAAGACATGGCCCGTGTCGAGACGGGTCAACCGTATGTCACGGTTCGTGCGGCGTACCACTCATGGAAAGCCGTCGTCAGGATTCGCTTCGACGCGGATCAATTCACCATGCAAGACGTGGCGAATCTGATGCAGCGTGTTGGTATGCAGGTTGGGATCGGCGAAGGCCGTCCGGATAGCAAAAACAGCGCGGGCATGGGATGGGGCCTGTTCCGACTCGAGGAGTCCAAATGACAACGAATCCGGAGATCGTCAACGAACTGCGTCGGCTCGCCAAGGCGCACGGCGGCATCCTGCATCCGAAAGCCATCGTCGAGGCGGCACGGGCGGAAGACTCGCCGTTACACAGCGCCTTCGAGTGGGACGACACCGAAGCCGCCGAGCGATACAGGGAGTATCAGGCGCGGCAACTGGCGCGAGTCGTCGTCACCTACCAGCGGCTCGGGGATCGGGATGTCCCCGTGCGCGTGCTCGTGAATCTCACGTCTGACCGGGACGCGGGCGGCTACCGGCTCGTGTCGGCGGTCATGGCCGACGACGAGCAGCGGCGGCAACTGATTGCCGATGCGCTCGCCGACATGAAACGGTTTCGGGCGAAGTACGCGTCAATCGTGGAACTGGCGAAGGTGTTTGAGGCGCTCGATCAGGTGGGGCCGTTACTGGTCGATCAGGATCACGCCGAGGCGGGCATGGCAGGTTAGGCAGGGCAAGCCGTCGCAAGGCTGAGCAGGAGTGGAACGGATTAGCACGGAGCGATCGGGAACGGACTGGCCCGTAGTGGCAGGTGCGGTGCGGGCACGGTGCGGGCAGTCGAGGACTAGCGGGATCAGGTCTGGCGCGGCCGGCATCGTATCGAATGATACGGGCCGGCCGTTTTCGTTTATACTAGCCGTCAAGTTTTTGAGCCTGACGGATTCGGCCGGCGCGGCCGGATCGGCGGGCGACAAATGATGTCGTGATGTCCTGGGAGGACGTCCGCATCGGTGAGCCGTAACAGGTTTCGCCTATGCTGGCGTCTTTTGTCGTTTCTGACGCCGTGCAACGGCAAGGAGTCAGAACATGGACGTCAAGGAACTTCGAGAACAGATCAACAAACACGCGGCGACACTCCAAGAGATCTTGGAAGTGGCGAAGACGGAAAAGCGCGAGCTCAAGCCGGAAGAGTCGACGCGGTTCGACGCGATCGACGCCGAGCGCGACAAACTCATGGCGACGGAGCGTCGGCTCCTCAAGGTCGCCGAGATCGCCGAGACGACGGGCCGGCGCTCCGAGCCGACGTCACCGATCAAGCAGCCGATCGACACGAACCGAGCGTCCGGCGAACAACAGCGGATCGCCGACGGGTACGAGGGGCTCCGCTCGTGGTTTCAGGCCGGGACGGATCTGAAGCTCAAGCCGGAACAGCGGGCCGCGGCACAGCGGGCCGGCGTCAACCTGGACGCGAAGACGCTGAGCTTCCAACTGCCGTCACGGGCTCCGAAGTCGCTCCGTGACGACGACATGCGGACATGGGCCGAGCGGGCGCAGAGCGTCTACGCGGACGGCTCACCGGGCGGCTCCGGCGAAGAGGGCGGCTACACCGTCGCCCACGAAGCCATTCGAGAACTTGAGATCGCCTTGCTCGAGTTCGGCGGCATGCGGAAAGTCGCCAACGTCATCCGGACGGCGAAGGGCGGCGACATGCCGTTTCCGTCGACCAATGACACGTCGAACACGGGCGCGATCCTGGCCGAGAACGGGCAGTATACCGAGCTCCCGATTCACTTCACGACGATGACGCTCAAGGCGTACAAGTACTCGTCACGCCTGATCCTCGTGAGCGTCGAGCTCATGCAGGATTCAAGCATCGACTTTGCGTCGATGGTCGGACGGCTCCTCGGCGAGCGCATCGGCCGGATCACCAACACGCACTTCACGACGGGCGACGGCTCAGACAAGCCCAACGGCATCGTCACGGCGGCAACACTCGGCGTCACGGGATCGCTCGGCGCGTCGATCACGTACAACGAGCTCGTCGATCTGGAACACTCCGTGGACCCGGCGTACCGGCAAGGGGCTCGGTTCATGTTCCACGATGACACGCTCAAGGTGCTCAAGAAGGTCCGCGTCCCGCAATACTCCGGCGACACGACGGGCATGCCGTTGTGGCAGTCCGGGCTCGCCGTCGGCGCTCCCGATACGATCCTGGGCTACGGCTACACGATCAATCAGGACATGGCGCAGATGGGGCCGGGCTCGCCGAGCGGCGGTGACAAGTCGGTCATCTTCGGGCAACTGTCGAAGTACATCATCCGTGACGTGCGCGACATCACGCTGGTTCGGCTCGATGAGCGGTACGCGGATTACGGCCAAGTCGGCTTCCTGGCCTTCTCGCGTCACGACGGCGACTTGCTCGACGCCGGGACGCATCCGGTGAAGTACTTCATCAACGCGTAATGACCATACGCTTCTTGACCTCGATCGCTGCCCGTGACTGGGCGTACCGGAACGGGCAGACGATCGAGGTCGAGCGGCTCAACCCTCAATTCGCCGACTTCCTCAAAGCCGGCGTCATTGAGATCGTGACCTTCGACGAGCAGGAACAGGTCGCCGATGCTCCAGACGTACCAGAACGCCCAACCCGCGGCCGACGTCGGCGTGGGCGCGTGGCCGGCGTCTAACCAGGTCTGGGTCTGTCTCGGCTGCGGGCCGTCGCTGACGGTCGAAGACGTCGAGTACTGCCGCGGCCGGGCGTCCGTCATTGCCATCAACAACACGTATCAACTCGCGCCATGGGCCGAGGTGCTCTACGCGTGCGATGCGCGGTGGTGGGGCTGGCATAAAGGCGTGCCGGGATTCGCGGGGCTCAAGTTCTCCGTCGAGCCCAAGGCCAAGGCCGGCCGGCGGGAACATGGCCCGTATGCCGACATCACCGTACTTCGAAACACGGGCGACGACGGCTTCGAAGCCGATCCGTCTGGGCTTCGAACGGGCAAAAACTCCGGGTATCAAGCGATCAATCTGGCCGTCCATTTCGGGGCGCGGCGGATCATCCTGCTCGGCTATGACATGGGGCCGTCGAAGGAAGGGCGCGATCACTACTTCGGTTCGCATCCGGGCGGTGTCGTGCCGCCGTACCATCTGTTCATGCGGAACTATCCCAATCTCGCCGCCGAGCTCAAAAAGCGCGGCGTCGACGTGATCAACGCGAGCCGCAAGACGGCGCTCGGCGTCTTTCGCCGGCAACCGCTCGCCGAGGCGCTCCCATGATCTCCATGGGGCCTGGGGAGTTCACACCGATCACGCTCTGTTCGCCGCGGGAGTCGACGTCGCCGAAGTTCGCCCGGGCCTTCTCGACGGGGTGCGGGGGCGTGATGAAGAATCTGCCGATCGCTGAGCCGTTGCACCGGCCGATCGCGCTCTTCGGCTCGTCGGTCGGCTGGAATCAGATCACGGCGGCGCGGGAGTCCGGCCGCGATTGGTACTACGGCGATCATGCGTTCCTGGGGGCGCGGAGCACGTTCTATCGCATCAGCCATAACGAGTTCCAATACCGGGGCACGGAGGAGCGCGACGGGGCGCGGCGGTTCATGCTCCTCGAGAAGCCGATCCGTCCGTGGCGCAAGGCCGGCCGTGACGTGCTCGTCTGTCCGGCTCCGGCCGTCCATGCCGCGCTCATGGGGTTTGACGGGCATGAGGCCGAGAAGGCCATGGTCGCCGCCGTGAAAGACGCAACCGATCGGCCGGTCGTGGTGCGCTACAAGGCGACGGCGACGACGCCGATCGCGTCCGCGCTCGCTGACGCCTGGGCCGTCGTCACCTATCATTCCAACGTGGCGATCGACGCCTTGATCTACGGCGTGCCGGTGTTCGTGTTGTGTCCGTGGGCGGCGACTCGCCGGATGGCGCTCGCCGATCTCGCCGAGATCGAGCGGCCGTACTATCCAGACAACCGTCCGGAGTTCTGTCATGCGCTCGCGTCTCACCAGTGGACCATGGATGAGATCGCCGCCGGCAAGGCGTGGCGCGTACTGAGAGACGAAGCCGAGGCGACGCGAGCAAGGATGGCGGCATGAGACGATGGCGCGTGTATATCGGATGGGACCCTCATGAGACGGTGGCCAACGACGTCGCCGCGGCTTCGCTCCGGGCGACATCGAGTCTGCCGGTGGACGTGGCTCGGGTGGATCTGCGGCCACTCGAAAGACTCGGGCTCTATCTCCGGCCGACGAAGCACGCCGACGGCCGGTACTGGGACGAGATCTCCGAAGCCCCGATGACGACGGGGCACGCCATCGCGCGGTTTTTCGTGCCGTGGCTGGCGAACCATACCGGATGGGCGCTGTTCACGGATGGGGATGTGTTGTTTCGGGAGGACGTCGCCGCGCTCATGCTCTATGCCGATCCGGACTACGCCGTGCAAGTCGTGAAGCATGCGCCGATGCCGGAAGCCGACGAGAAGAAACGCGGGCAGACACAGACGCAGTACTCGAAAAAGAATTGGTCAAGCGTCATGCTGTTCAACTGCGGGCATCCGGCGCATAAGGTGCTCACGGCCGGCGATCCTCAGTCCTGGCCGTTGAATACCTGGCCGGGCCGGGACTTGCACGCGTTCAAGTGGCTCAAGGAGTTTCAGGTCGGCGAGCTCCCGGCGCAGTGGAATTACTTGTCCGGCGTCACGTCGCCGAAGCCGGAACAGATCTCGATCGTCCATTTCACCTTGGGCACGCCAGACGTGCCGGGGCATGAGCGCGACGAGTTCGCCGACGAGTGGCGCGGCGTCCGTGCGGCCCATCAAGCGCGACAGACGGTGGACGCGTGATCAACTTCGATCTCTGGAAACTCCCCGACGGCGAGCGTCATCTTCAGGATTGGATGATCAAAACCAATCGCCGGCTCAAGGGGCGGTTGACGTATCAGATCTCGAAGTACGAAAAGGCCATGGAGTTCGTGCCGGCTGAGCGGCGGCGCGTGGCGGTCGACGTCGGGGCGCATGCGGGGCTCTGGTCCTATTGGATGGCGCGGCACTTCGAGACGCTGCACGCGTTCGAGCCGAAGCCGTCGCATCAAGAGTGCTGGATCGCCAACATGCTCGAGTACACGAACAGCACGCTGCATCCGGTCGGGCTCGGCGCGGCCGATGGCCGGGCACGGCTCGTGACGGAGCCGTCGAGCTCCGGCGATACCCACGCGGTGCTCGTGGCTGACGGGCCGGTCGAGATCCGGACGCTCGATAGTTACGGATTCTCCGGTGTGGACTTCATCAAGATCGACGTCGAAGGTTTCGAGTATCCGGTCTGCCAAGGGGCACGCGAGACGCTCCTGGCGAACAAGCCGATCGTGATCATCGAGCAGAAAAACCACGAGGCGAAGTACTACGGGGCTCCCCCCCAACAGGCGCTTGGGTACTTGACGGCGCTTGGGATGTCGCCCATGTGCAAGCCGATGATCGGTGACTTCATTATGGGATGGGCCTAGTCTTGGGATTAGGTGACGAATTGTTGGCAGCCGGTCACGCTCAGCGGGCCTATGACGCCGATCCAGAGCATCGGAAGGTGGCGATTTGCGAGCGCTCCGGCGCTCCACGCTGGCATGTGCTCTGGGAAGGGAATCCCGTGATTGCCCATCCGTCGGAGCTCAAGAAGATCCCGCATACCTACGTGACGAACGGCACGGGGGCGCGTCCCTACATCGTCTATCCGTTTACGCGTCAGACGGGCTGGCGGTATCACACGGCATGGCGAGCCCGCGATCATGTCGGGCGGTTGTATCTGACGGACCACGACATGCGATTAGGGCGCTCGCTGCCGTCGCCGTTTGTGGTCATCGAGCCCAACGCGAAATCCGACACGACGCGGAACAAAGTCTGGTCCTGGGATCGCTACGCGGCGGTGGTCGAGGCGTATCCCCAGATCCAATTCGTGCAGCCGTTACATAAAGACTCCAAGCCGTTACCGGGTGTGCGGACGGTCACGGCGTCCACGTTCCGCGAAGCGTGCGGCGTACTGGCGGCGTCGATCGGCTACGTCGGCACGGAAGGCGCATTTCATCATGCGGCACGGGCGCTCCACAAGCTCGCCGTCGTCGTCGTCGGTGGGGCGATCAATTGGGAGGTGCTCGGCTATCCCGAGCATCTCGGGATCGTCGACGACGGGCCGGATTCACCGTGTGGCTCCTGGCTCCCATGCCGACATTGTGCGGCGGCACTGGACGCGATCACCGTCGATCGCGTGGTGCTCTCGCTCAAGGCGTTTCTCTTACCTCGTGAGGCGGTCGCATGATGTATTGCTCCCCGTGGGATGAGGACGTGACCTGGAATCGTCGGGTCATCACGGCGGCGTCAGAGCTCGTGCTCGTGCTCGCGTATGTCAAACGGGCCGTGTTGCGCGTCGTCGATGACGGGCTCAACGACGACAAGATCATGGGCGATATTCGAGCGGCGACGGAAGCGGCCGAGGAGTTCATGGATCGGACGCTCGCTCCGACGACGCTGGCGCTCGTCATGGATCGGTTTCCGTATGGCGGGATTCGCTTGCCGCGGTCGAGCCCGTTGATCTCGATCGTCTCGTTTGATTACGTCGATGAGAACGGGGCCGATCAATCGCTGGCCGTGAGCCCGGCGGACTATACGCTGGTCGAAGGCGGGCCGATCTCGCCGTCCTGGCTATATCCCCTGCCGGATGCGTCCTGGCCGTCGACGCGGTACCAGCAGAACGCCGTCACGATTACCTATCAGGCTGGCTACGCGACGAACGCGGAGATCCCGCCGCGGTTCCTGACGGGGATCGAATTGATGGTGGCCGAGCTCTATAAACAGCGGTCCATGTCCGTCTCGGGCACGTCGACGATCCCGGCGACGATTCAGCCGGAGCGGTTCTGGACGCGGGTGATATGACGCGACGATCCGCGATGGAACCGGGCGAACGGGATCACACGATCCTGATCCAACAGCGGGCGGCGTCCGATGCCGTCGATAGCGTCGGGGCTCCGACGGACGATCCCTGGACGACGCTGGTCGCCGCCATGCCGGCGAGCCGGGAAGACATCTCGGCGCGGGAGCGGTTCGCCGCCGAGCAACTGTCGGCGTCCTACGATACGCGGTGGGAGATTAACTACCGGCTCGACATGGACCCGTGGCTGATTGACGTGCCGAAGCTCCGGCGGATTCTCTATCAGGGGCGCGTGCTGAACATTGTCGCGGCGAATCAGATCGGCCGGCGCGAAGGCGTCGAGCTCCTCACCTTGGGGCATGGCTGATGATTGACATGAAGTTTAGCGGCGGGCCTGAACTGGCCAAGGCGCTCAACGCCTTATCTGCCGAGCTCAAGCCGCTCGTGCTGTATGAAGGACTGAAGGAAGCCGGCGAGCCCATGCGGGCGGAAATGTCGCGGCTCGTACGGCGCTCGAGCCGGGCGGGCTCGAAGCACATTGCCGACAATATCTCGATCAGTAAGGCCGATAAGGTCGAGGGGATCAAGGTTCACGAAGACGAAGTGGCCGTGAAGATTGGCCCGGCGAAGGGCACGGCGGCCCAGTACTTCTATTACGGCTTCTTCATCGAATACGGCACGATCAAGATGGGGGCGCATCCGTTCATGCGGCCGGCGTTTGATCAGCATGTCAAGGGCGTGCTCGACGCGATGAAGGCGATTTACTGGCGGTTAATCACCGGCAACGGCGAGGTCAAGACACGATGACGGCCGGCGAGATCGTCCGCGTGCGTGTCCTGGCGCTCGCGTCCGTAACGGCCATCGTCGGATCGCGGGTCTACCTCGGGCAGTTTCCGCAAGAGGGGCAAGTGCCGTCGGTACGGATTCAGCGGATCGACGAGCTCGAGGGCACGCACTTGCGCGGGGCCGGCGGGCCGTATCGGGCGCGGGTGCAAGTCGATAGCGTGGCCGTGACGCTCGCGGCGGCGTTTGCCTTGGATGCCGCCATGCACGGCGACGGGGCCGGGTCAGGGTTGTCGGGATGGGCGGGCACGCTCGGGAGTCCGGCCGTCCGGGTGCTCTCGATCTTGCCGTCGGATGTGCGGGAAGTGTTCGACGCGGAAGAGTTTCGAGTGTGGCGCGTGATGCGCGATTACATCGTGAGTTACCAATAGGAGCGTACCCATGTCAGATCGTACAGGCAATTTCTATGCGGCCGATGATGCCCTGGTCGGCTACGGCACACAGTGGCTCGTCGGGAACGGGGCGAGCCCCGAGACCTTCGAGGCCGTCGCGGGCGTGATCTCCTTCGAGGCGGGATCGTCGGCACGGTCGGCGATTGACCGGACGCACTTGCGCTCGCCGGGCCGTCACCGGGAAGTCATGCCGGGCATTGCGTCGGCGGCTCCGTTCTCCGGTCAGCTGATCTGGCTCCCCTACGAGCAGAGTCAGAGTTACGCCGGCGGCGGCTCGGGCTCCTTCGCGTCGGGCGGGCTCCCGAAGCTCGCCGAGAACGGCACGATCCGCAACATGAAGCTCAGGTATTACGACGGCGTCAGCCCGTCGACCGAGCTCGATTTCACTGGATTCATCATGGAGTTCACGCCGTCGGCCGGCGTCACGGTCGATGACAAACTGACCGTGAAGATCTCCGTCCAGCCAACCGAAGCCTTCCTGTCCGGATTGCCGGCGTAGGTCATGGCGAACATTGAACGCGGCGAAGTGCTCCTCGTCGTCGGCGAGCGTGAATACACGCTCCGGCCGACGACGAACGCGATCCGGGACATCGAGCGTCGGCTTGGGAAGTCCTACGGACAGATCATCCAGGCGCTCGATACCTACGACATCGACGCCTTGACACACATGATGTTCGCGGTGTTACAGCCGCATCATGCGCGTGAGTTCAAGACACCCAACGACGTCGGGACGCTGATCGACGCGGGCGGCGGGATCAACAATACGCGGATCTTCTCGGCGGCATTGACCGAGATGCTCCTGGCGAACATGCCGCCGAAGCCGCCGGCCGGAGGTGACGGCGACGTGCCCAACCCTCCGCGCGGCCGGGATGGGATTGGCGGCAACTCTGGGTTGACGCCCGACGTCTCGGCCTGAGCACGGAGACGTTCTGGGCGCTGACGCCGGCCGAGCTCTGGGTCGAGGTCGAGGCGGCGACGGCGATCGCGCGGGATCGGTTCGAGCAGGATACAACGCTCGCGTGGCAAGCGAATCGGATCTACTTCGAGACGATGAGCAGTAAGAAGATGCCCGATCTGGCGAAGCTACTCGGGAAGAAGCGGATCATCAAACGGCCATCGGCCGAGGAGCAACGATTGGCGCTCTTAGCGATTAGTGCGGCGTGCGGGATTCCGATCAAGGAGCCGAATCGTGGCTGATGCCGTCGTCGGAACATTACGCGCCATCCTGTCGGCCGATACCGCGCAATTCAGCGCGGCCATGGCCACGGCCGGCGCGGACGTTAAGGAGCTTGCCGAAAAACTCCAAAAGGATCTCGAGCCGCGGCAGCGGGCCGTCAATGCGGCGGTGAAGGATTTCCTCGGCACGGACGAGATCCGACGGGCCGAGGAGTACGCGGCGGCGGTCAAGCGGATCGGCGACGTCTCGCTGCTGAGCGAAGCCGATCAGCGGAAGGTCAACAAGGCCGTTACAGACGGGCTCGCGGTCTATCAGCGCATGGGCGAAGATGCGCCCGAGCATCTCAAAAAACTCAAAGCCGATACCGATCAGGTGACGTCGGCATGGGATCGGGCGAATGAAACGCTCGGCAAGTTCGGCCTAAGTCTGTCAGGGCTCGGGCTCGCGTCGGTAACGGGCCTCGTCCTCGCGCTCGGTAAATCGGCCTTTGAGGCGGCCGACAAGTTTTCTAACCTCAGCGCGGCGACGGGGCTGACGCTCGGCGAATTGCAACGGCTCGACTTTGCCGGGGCACAAGTCGGCACGACGATTGAGACTACGGCGTCGGCCGTCCAGCGGCTCCAACGCGAGCTCGTCGAGAACAAAGGCGGCGCGGCCGATGCCATGGCGAAGCTCGGCCTGAACGTCGATGCCCTGCTCAAGATGTCGCCGGGGGCCATGTTCGAGACCATGGCGGCATCGTTCGCCAAGCTCCCCACTGCGGCCGAGAAGTCGGCGGTTGGGCTGCAACTCTTCGGCAAGTCCTGGGGGGAACTAGCTCCGCTGGTGCTCGGCGATATTAAGAAGCTCGAAGACGGCTATAGCGGCATGTCCGATCGGTCGATCGAGAATCTCGATCGGCTTGGTGACTGGTGGGAAGGATTCTATAAACGCCAAGGCGCGTCGGTCGGCGAACTGATCGGATATGCGACGGATTGGGGATTCGCCTGGGATCAAGTAATCACCGGGAGGATCGGTCTCGGTAACGAATACGTCGATCAAGTCGAGAAGGAGATCAACAAGTCTCGGGAGCTTCTCGCGGAGGTCGTGGCATCGATCCCGCAGACGGGCGCATGGGCCGAGAATACGACGGCGCTCGCCAAGGCGCACAAGGCCAACGCGGAGGCGCTCGAGCAAGGATTAAAGGATCAGAAGGAGCGAGACGCCCAGACGGCGAAGTCAATCAAGGCGACGGAAGATCATGCCGCCGAGATGAAGGAGCTCACGGCTCGCCTGAAGGAAGGGGCTCAACAGGCGTTCGTGCTCTATCACTTGCAAGAGAACGCGATCCCCACGCTGACGGGCGTCAAGGTCGGGACACAACTGCTCTCGAAGGAGCTCAAGGCCCAGTCATCGGATCTCAATACGCTCGTCGTGCCGGCGTGGATCACGTTCAACGACAAGATGGTCGATCTTGTCGAGCTCGCCAAGGTCGGCGTCGGAAAGGATTCGATCGACGCGATCAAGAATCTCGGCACCGAAGTCAAGCTGATGCCGGCTCCGCCGATCGACAAGTGGCGGCAGTTTAAGGATGACGCCGTACAAACGCTCAACAATCTCGAGTTCGACGTCGCGCAGACGACGGTCAAGCTGATCGGCCACTGGTCACACTGGAAAGATGTAACGGCCGAGATCTGGGGGCAAGTGCAAGGGGCGTTCTCGCGTATCCTCGGCGACTTGCTCTATGAGTTCGAGCACAAGTTTATTCAAGGCATGATCACGGCGATCGTGGGCGCGAAGCTCGGCGAGACGATCGGCGCGTCCCTGATGGGCGCGAGCTCGGCCGGCACGGCGGCGTCGGCCGCGGGGAGCGGCAGCTACTATGCCGCGCTCGGGAAAGTCGCCGGCTCGGCCTGGGGCGAGTACTTCGCCGTCGCGGCGATTGAAGTCCTAATCGCCTACGGGATCTATAAAGCCTTCTTCAACAACGGGCCTGGAGATAAGCACGTCTCACCGGGCGCGAGCACGGGCTACGATCCCGGCGAGAATCGGAACGCTGGCGGCGGCTCGGGCTCCGACTCCGGCAGTACCGATGCGTCGGTGTCGATGCCGAATGTCCCGGCCATGGCCGGCGGCGGGATGGTGCTCCCGAGTCCCGGCGGCACGATCGTCCGACTGGCCGAGGGCGGCTATCCGGAGATCGTGACGCCCGTGGTCCCTGGCAGCGGCGGGCAGATGCTCAAGGCCCAGATCTATATCGGGGCGCGGCAAGTCGCCGAGGCGATCGTGCCGGTGTGGCCGGATGCGGTCGCGTCCTACGGGGTCGGGCGCTAGTGGCGATCGACTCGGTCTATATCGCGGGCTTCCCCCGCGAGGTACTCCTCAACTCATTTCAGATCACCGAGAGCCTACAGGGCACCAACACCCTGAGCGGCGACGTGCTCTCACAAGCTGGCACGTATAGCCCCGACATCGACGACGATATTGTGATCGTGGAAGACGGCGTCACGATCTTTGGCGGGCTCATTGCGACGGCCGAGCGGCGCGGCTTCGAGGGGCCGAATAATACCGCGCTCGTCACGCACATCACGGCGCGTGATTACAAAGACGTCTTAACCGTGATCTTTGCCACGCTGGATCTGGCGGCGGATACCGTGAAAAGCCATCTCGCGTATTTGATCGCGAACACCTCGATCACGACGCACGGGATCTCGCTCGCGGCCGGGCAGGTAGACGGGCCGACGGTGGGGCCGTTCAGTTTTCATAAAAAGCGATTCGATGAGTGTCTCGCCGACATCTCGGCGGCGACGGCGGCGGTCGGCGATCAGTACTTCGCCACGATCAGCTACGCGAAAAAACTCGAGATGTATATCCCCGGCACCTCGTCCGCGCCATCGGATCTCATCGAGGCCGACGACAGTATCGAAGTTGGGGATCTCACGATCGAGCCGCAGCGGACGCAGTACGCGAATATCCTGTACGGGTTTTTTGGGCAGGGCACGAAAGATCTGACCGAGCGGCATAACGGCGACGGCGTAACGCGAGATTTCACGCTGACGGAGCGGGCTTTGGCGACGGGAAACCCGATGGGGTTTCTGACCGTGTTCGACAGCACGAGCGATGTGGTGATGACGCCCGTCGGCGTGTATGGCGTCGATACGAACCTGCCGTGGGCGTATGACGTCTCGACCAATCAAGTCCGCATGCACTACCGCACGACGCTCTCCTCGCCGTACTATTTCGAGATTTACTATACCGCGCAGTACCCATTCGAGCTGTCGGCGGTCGACGCGGCGGCGGTGGCCGCGGCCGGCGGTCGGCACTTTCAAGATCGGATTGACCGTACCGATATTTTCGACCGAACGGTCGCACAAGCCTTGCTCGATGGGATGATCGCCGCTCGCGTGGCGCGGCCGAATATCGCCAAGTTCTCCACGGTCGTCGAAGGGTTTCACCCTGGCCAGATCGTCCATATCACGTCGGCGAAGCGGGCCATTAACGCCGACTTCCTGATCACCGACGTCACGACGCGCAACGAGCCGAATAACGACGGGTTGATCCGCGATATCACCGCCACGGACGGACCCATTCAGGCGTCCTGGCAACAGCGGATCGCGGCCGGCTACTACGGCGCGAGCCCGTCGACGATCTCGCTCCGGATTACGCCGCCGGGCGCGGTGGGCGGTGGGGCGCAACAACCGCCGACGACGACGCTCGGCACGGGCGGCGTGCCGTCCGTCCATACGGGCGGCGGCTACAACATCCATCCGGACGTGATCACGACCGTCAGTCTCAGCGGGAATACCGATCTCGACGTCATCGGCACGGGCGGGCAGGACTGGGAGCCGTATCAAGTCGTCGAGATCACGAGCGCGACGAGTACGCCCGTGCTGACGAGCATTGAAGCCCCGAGCTTCTCGAATACGCAAGGCGTCTTCTTGTGGGTGCTCAATAAGACGTCCGTGAGTATTCCCGTCTTGAATCGGTCGGGGCTCGCCATCTCCGCGACGTCGGAGATCGTCTGTCCTGGCGACGTCGATGCCGTGCTCGGGCCGTATCAAGGCGTGCTGTTCTACTGGTCGCCGAATAGCGGCGGACTCGGGATCAAGTGGCACTGGATCAGCGCGACGGGCGGCGGGCTGACCTACGTGCCGCCGACGACGCCAACCTTTAGTGCCGGCGACTATACGGCGAATAGCGGCGGGTCGTGGACGGTCGCATCGGGCGACGTGCATCGGTGCAGTTACAGCATTGTCGGAAACATCATGACGCTGCAACTCTTTCTCGTGACCACATCGGTCACGAGTGCGCCGTCGACCGTGTTAAATCGGGTGATCCCCGGCGGCTATTCCGTGCCGGGTGAGTGCGTTATCCCGGTCTTAGCGATCGACAATAACGTCGAGCGTCACGGCTACGCGTACGTGAGCGGCAGTAATATCGCCTTTGGCCGGACGTCCGGTGATCCGTGGGCGACGTCATCGGCGCTCACGACGATCGGGGCTACGCTCGTCTTCGAGATCTCATAAGGAGCCGACATGATCAGTTTGATCCCGTTACTCGCCGTGATTGCGCTCGGGCTCGCCGTCGGCGCGGCCGTCGGCAAAGTGCCGATCTGGGTGTCCGTGTTCCTGCTCTGCATCATCGTGCTCCTGCAAGTCTGGCGATGAGGATCGAGCGGAGCATCAGTGATCGGGCCAGTGACACGATCAGCGATCGGGGATTGCTGCGAGAGATCGAGGCGCTCGAGCGGATCGCGGCCGGCGGCGTGGCGCACGTCGCCGCCAATGGGAAGTTCCCGCACTGGCCGATCGATCGGTGGATCTCCGTGCTCGGGTTTACGGGCGTGATTATCAGTGGCATCTTCTTCGCGGGCGTCCGGTGGTCGAGCGTCGAGGCGCATATTGATCTGTTGCAATCGTCCGTCGACGATCTCCGTCGGGTGCATATGGGGATTGAAGATCGGATCGATGCGCTCGCGGATCAGCTGACGCGGGCGACGGAGAACACGACGACGACGACGACGAGCACGAGGCCGCTCCCGCGTCGGAAGACGGAGCCCCGGACGCCGATCTTCGAGCCGGGTCTGATGGGATCGCCACGATAACCAATGGAGTACCTCAATGGATGATGTCGAGTTCAAGCCCACGATTGTGACGATCCCGTCGTCGTCGGGCACGGGAGCCGGCGGGCTCGTCGTGCCGGAAGGCCGGCCGGTGATTATTCACATTGTCACGCCGATGATGATTGTGCTCGTGCGAGCGACTCGGGTGTTTCTCCAAACGCTGCTCGGGCTGGTGACGGCCGGGACGGTGGTACCCAACGTCCTTCCGGCGGGCGACTTTGTGCATCTCGTCGGGTTGTCGGCGAGTCTCGCCCTAGCTCCGGCCGGGATCTCCGTCGTCCAAAGTCTGATCGAGCTCCTCACGAAGCTGGATCAGGCGTATCCGACATTGACCGTATGAGCCTCGAGCGTCTCGCCGGATCGTTTCCGTCGTGCTGTTGGCATCCGGCCGGTGACGCGGACGCTCGCGTCCTCGACGGCGCGGTGGTGGTCCGGGTCAACGGCGCGGAGGTGTGGCGTCAGTCGGCCGGGCCGATGCGCTGGCTCGCTATGGCGGCGAAGCTCGACGGGACGGTGTGGGTGCTCGGCGCGGCCGAGGTCGACGGGATCGATCGGGCCTTCCTGATTACGTCGGCCGGCGTGACGAATCTCGGCGTGCCGTCCTATGGGACACGGTGCGTCCGGCTCGCCGTCGTCTCGAAACGGTTCGTGGCGTATGTCTGCGACTCGCCGTACTCCTGGCTCCGGATCGACTTGGAGAACGGGCAGCGGGATCGGTATGACAACCCATTCCCTGATGGCACGGTCGCCGGCATGCGCGGGCTCGAGAACGGCGTGCCGTTGTGGTGCGAGTCGACGTCGGGCGGCTACGTGGAGGAGCACGGGTTACGGTTTCCCCAGACGGCCGACGGCGTGACGGTCGGGCAGATCGCCGGGCCGGATACCATCGGCGCGTATCACGACGGCGTGACGTCTGAGGTCATTCCGGGCCAGTGCTACGAGTCTGAACACGTCGTCAATGCGGCCGGGCTGCATCGGATCTGTGCGCGGACGTCGACCGGCTCCGCGTTCATCTCCTGCCCGCCCTGGCCGGCCGCGGTCGAGCCGCCACAGACGACGGTACCTGAGTTCGGGCGCTCGCCGTTTCCCGTCGGGCTGGCGCTGTTTGCGGACGATGCCGGGCCGACGGTATGCAGCGTCGAAGGCTCGAAGCCGCCGTATGTCTCGCACGAGCGAACGCCGTTCGCCTTCTCGACGGTCAACGGGTCCGACTACAACCCGAGCGGCACGCGGGCGCTCGCCGCCGAGCACGGGATCGTCGAGCTCTACTACCGGGACGGCCGGCCGATTGACGTCGCGGAGATGCCTTACCGGGACGCGGACGCCTGGGCGGGCGTGTATACATACCCTCACGTGTCCATGGCCACGATCGAGTCGGCAACGCGGCGGCTGATCTCGGCAGGGATTCATTGCGCGTTCGTCGTGCCGGTCTATTGTCAGTGGCATACGGACGGCTCGTACACGTGGCCGGAGCAGGTCATTGTCGATCGGCTCCATGACGTCTGGGCGCTCGGCGTCGTGCTCGGCGTGACGGCACAGATCGGATTCGCCAAGCGGCGCGTCTATAACGGCGCGGTCGTCGACGGGCTCGAATACTGGCCGGCGATAGCGGAGTCCTGGGCGAGAATGAAAACCGCATCCGGCGCGTGGCAGACGTTCCCGGTCCGGTCGGGCTCGCCGACGCCGATCCCGCCCGAGCCGCCGACGCCAATTCCGCCGACGCCGGAGCCGGTGTCGTCTGGCTCGATCTGGCCGTATTACAAGGAGTTCTGGCAGTGAAAATGCTTCAGGTCATCAGCGCAAAGCAACTCAACGACGTCGGCGGCGGCAAGTTCACGGTCACGATCGCCAACCCGATCGCGGTGCAATATGCCGGGCTCCCGGCTCCGGGCACGGTGCTTCCAGGAGCGCAAGGCTCCGAGGTCGTCTTGTGCGTGACGACGACGGGCGGCATCGAGGCGCGGCCGAAGGGCACGGCGGGATCGTGGGAGTCCTGCACGAAGTCCAACGGGCTGCTCGTGTTTAGCCCGTTCAGTGAAGGTACCTTCGTGATCCCGTTTGCCGTCGGGGCGTGATGACGTCTGACGATCTCGTGTACTGGCTGGCGGGGCAACCCGGCGGCGGGTCCGGTGGGGGCGGCGGTGGGGGCCGGCTGACGGGCGCGGCGCTCCTGCGGGTGCGCGGCAACATGTGCAACCTGTACGACGGCACGGGCTCCGGCGACACGTCGATCATCTATACGCCCGTCATGCCGACGGTGTATGTCCGTGAGCCTGGACGGTTCGATCTCTGGTGCGAGGTGCTTCGGGCGAACGGCTCGACCCATGTCCTACTCAACGTCCCGGACGGCGGGCCGTCGTATAACGGCGTCTGGGATCAGCCGGATTTGTGGCACGACCTGCCGACGTATCGGCGCGTGCTCGAGGCGTGCCTGGATCGGGGGCTCGCGCCGATGATCTGGCTCGACTGGGGCGGGCCGTCACCCTTGCCACGGATTCACGAACGATGGCCGAGGTTCGCCGCCGAGATGTGGTCGCTGTTTCCCTACCTCATCGGGATACCGGCGTGCGAGCCGGTCATTGGTGACTGGTCAAGCTACGAGGTGAGCGAGTCGCTCCGGCTCCTGCACGGGCTGATGCCGGGCATGGCGATCGGCTATCACGGTAGCCCCGAGCGGCTCGTGGGGAGCTCCAATCCCGTCGAGCTCGACGATCCCTGGCAAGGGGGCGAAGCGGAGTTTTACCGGGAGCACGGCGGGCAGTACATCGATCTCGCGTGCTATCAGACGGCGCACGGGTCCGCGCTCTATCAGTCGTGCGGGAAGCACAGCCGGTACGAGCTCGAGGACTATCAATGTACGTGCTGGGTGTCGCGCTATTGGGAATACCTGATCCGCATTGCGGGCGGGTATCATGGCTGGCGTCCGATGGCGTATTGCGTGCTCGAATCCGTCGCGTATGAGTTTATCCGTGGGCAGGCGCGGCCGGAACAGGCGCGAGACGTCGCCACGATCGCCAAGGACGTCGCCGAGATGTACGGGCTGACGGTCGGCCACGGGAACGGGCTCCCGCGATGAGTAGCTGGGTCGAGCCAACACGGCTGAACTCTGGCGCTCCCATTGTCGCGGCGAGCGGTGGCGGCTGGCACGATTCGCAGACGTTCGACAACAACGTCATCGTCGATCCGTTCGACTCGTCCAAGCTGCTGCTGATCTTCTGCGGGATGGCCGCGCCAGTCGTCACGGGGATTCAGTCCATCGGCCGGGCGGTCTGCACACCGGGATCAAGCCTGACGACCTGGACCGAGGATGCGGGCAACCCGCTCCTCGTCGCCGGCACCGGGGGCGCGTGGGACAATAAAACCTATGGAGTCCGAGCGGATAGCGTCGTGCAACCGATCGGCACGACCGACCTCTGGCTCTACTACACCGCCGACAACGGCAATACGGGCTCCGCGATCGGCCTCGCCACGTCGAGCAATAGCGGGCAGAGCTGGACGAAATACGCGGGCAACCCGATTTTTACGCACACGCTCGGCAGTCCGGCCGACGAGGAAGGCGTCAGTCAATTCAGTGTGATCCAAGCGGACGCGACACACTGGCACGCGCTCTATTCCTACCGCAACCCGGCGGCGGGCACGGATCATGTGCTGCCGGGGATTCGGTATGCGTCCTCGTCGGACGGCCTCACCTGGACGAAGGTCGCGACCGACGTCCTCAGTCAAGGCCCGAAGGTGTGGGAAGCGCAGTTTATGGAATGGAAGCACTTTTTTAAGCTCGGCGACTACTACTATGTGACATGGGAAACCGGCTACGCCGGCCCGAGCGGCCTGGGCGGCACGTATGGGTTCGGGCTCACGGGGCCATTCGGGGCGAACATTGCGCGGAGCCTGTCGCCGAATACGGGATGGGTCAAGTCTCCGCTCGACGCCTCGATCATGCAACCGTCGGGGGTCGTCGGCACGTTCGATCGGTTTCACAGTGGCGCGGCGGCGTTTCACCTCATTAACGGCACGTGGTATGACATTTTTGGCGGGGCGAATATTCAAGATCAGCGGAACGCGAAATGGGCGATCGGGATCGCCTCGCTCGGCTCCCAAACCCCGGCGGATACGTTTCGGACGAGCGTGTCCCATAGGAGTATTTGATGGCGATTACCTTTGTCGTGGCGGCGTCTGGCGCGTCGGCGAATCAGCACGACGCGACGACATCTCCGAATGTCTCATCACTCGGCTCGGATCTCTTGGTCGTGGCGGGCGTCGGCCTGGATAACGCCACGCTGGTCATCGCGGAAGGATCAACGACGTTTACGCCGCTGACGAAATACAGCGTTAGTGCCGGCAACGAGATGATCAATCTGTACTACACGATTGGTCACGATCTCGCGGGGAGCGGGTTTAACGTCTCGGCGACGGGCACCGGTAATTTCCCCGGGGTCGCCTTCTGCTTATTTAGCGGCGTCCATGCCTCGCCATTCGACAACGAAAATGGGGTGGCCACCTCGAGCGCGGCGACGACGCGGCAGCCGGGATCGATCACGCCATCGGAGAATAACTGTGTCGTCGTGACCGCGGTACAGACGGTCTATGATAACGCCGGGATCGCCTGTAGCGGATTCACCGTCCCGTCAAACGGATCAGCGGCGGCCGTCGTCGGGCAAGGCTTCGGGATCGCGATTGCCTATGTGATCCAAACGTCGGCCGGGGCCGTGAACCCGACCTGGAGCGGCACGGGCTCGCCCGACTTCCGGTCGTCGGCGATTGCGTCCTTCAAGTCGGCCGCGGGCGGCGGCGGCGGCGGCGGGCAACCGTCCAGCAAACGGGTCTCGGGCGTGACGTTTACCGGCAGTAGTGGTCCCACGTTTGGCAAAGGATGGAGTCTGTAAATCATGGCATCAACCGACGCTCGCCCCGTTCCGATCAAAAATACCGCCTTCCGAGCCGTCTTCCCGATCCTCGACGCCGACGGCGATCTCGTCACCGCGGCCTCGGCGCTCGACTCGGAAGTGTCGAAGGATGAGGGCACGTTCACCGATTGCAGCAACGAGGCAACCGAGATCGCGACGTCCAGCGGCATGTATTACCTCGACCTGACGTCCACGGAAATGAATGCCGACTGTGTCGCCGTCATCGTGAAAACCTCGACGAGCGGGGCGAAAACAACCGTCCTCGTCTTCTATCCGCAAGAGTCCGGCGACATCAAGGTCGACGTCCAATCCTGGCTCGCGACGGCGGTCAACGCGGACACGGCGGGCTATCCGTCGACGACGATCAAGGTCGGCACGGGCACGGGCGAGATCAACACCTCGAGCGGGGCCGTCCCGATCAAGGGCAACGTGAAGAAGGCCGTCGCGTTCACCAAGTTCTCCTTTATGATGACCGACTCGACCAATCACGCCCCGGCGACTGGCAAGACCGTCACGGCGACGATCTCGAAGGACGGCGGGGCCTTTGCCTCGCTGAACTCGGCCGATACCGTGACCGAGATCGGCAACGGGATCTACGAGGTCGACTTGAGCAGCACCGACACGAACGCGAATAATCTGATCTTGCGGTTCACGGCCTCGGCGTGCGACGACACGTTCGAGCGGATCGTCACGTATCTCGCATAGTAGGAGCAGACATGGCCTTACAACTCTCGACGACTGTTCGCAACGCTCGGCTCGACATTATCGAAACGACGATCAGCACCGCCCCGATCCTGAAGATCCGATCGGGCGCAGCCCCGATCACGTGTGCGACGGCCGACGCCGGCACCGTCCTCGCCACGCTCACCCTGCCGTCGGATTGGATGGGCGCGGCCTCGAGCGGCTCGATGGCGAAGTCGGGCACATGGCAGGATACGAGCGCGGACAACAGCGGAACGGCGGCACACTTCCGGATCTACGACTCCGGCGGCTCAACCTGTCACATTCAGGGCACCGTGACAGCGACCGGCGGCGGCGGCGATATGACCGTCGACTCGACGACGTTCACGGCCGCGCAAAGTTTCACCGTCTCGGGATTCACGCTGACTGACGCCAACGCCTAACGGCCATGCGCCGGTATCCTCAATTCCATTCGACGCCGAACGCCGTCGCCGTCCTGCCGTCGGAGGGCACGATCCCGACGACGGTCGCGCGGCGGCGGTATCCGCAATTCGGCCGGACGCCGGGCAACGTCACGACGCTCGCGTCGGTCGGCTCCGGTACGGGCAGTCCGGTCGTCGGCACGGCGTCGAATACGCTCGGGGTGCTGACGCTCGTCTCGACGGGCACGCTCCCGATCGTCGGCACGACCACGCAGACGCTCGGGGCCTTGGCGATCACGGCCACGGGCACCGGCACGTCGGCATCGACGGGCACGGCGACGATCACGCTCGGGGCGCTCACGCTCGCGGCGACCGGGACGCTCCCGATTGTCGGCACGACGACGGCAACCTTCGGGGCGCTCACGCTCGCCGGAGAGGGCACGTCAGGCATGACCGGGATCGTGTCGACGACGCTCGGGGCGCTGACGCTTGTCGCCACGGGCACGACGGCCTTATCGGGCACGGCGACGATCACGCTCGGGGCGCTCACGCTCGCGGCCACGGGCACGCTCCCGATTACCGGCACGCTGACGACGACGCTCGGGGCGCTGACCAGTGCCTCGTTCCAAAGTATCCGCTTCCCGTCCAATCTGTATCCCACGACGCTCACCGGAGAAGACGAGGATTAAATGTCGCTGCTGTATACGCTCACGGAAGGCTGGACCACGCCGCTCGCGTTCACGCTCCGCTATGGGGCCGACGCGACGCCGCTCGATCTCACCGGGTTGACCGTCACGCTCTCCCTGCGGGATCGGTTCGGCGAGCTCGTCGACACGGCCGGCGACATCGAGGCGGCGGCGGATCAAACGACGTCGCCGGGCGTCGTCACCTGGACGCCGGACGCGGCCGATCTGACGGCGGCGGGCAGTCGCTATACCGTGCGGTTCAAGGCGATCGACGGGGCCGGCTTCGTGGCGTATTTCGAGGCGGGCGAAGCCGACGAGATTCATGTCTATACGCCGTAGGCACGACCTGCGGATTCAGTGACGGCCGGATAAACAAAGTTATTGACACGGCCACGAGGCGCGGCGTAGACTCTCCGGCATGGCGCAACAAACGGATCTCCGGCGGCAAGTGCGCGTCTATCTCGCCGAGCACGGGCGCACGCAATTCTGGCTGTCGCAACAGCTCAAGATCTCCAATTCCATGCTGTCGCTCGTGCTGTCCGGCTATCGGCAGCTCGGGCCGGCGGCGGCGCAGCGGTTGCAGAAGCTCACCGGGATCGACATCGAGCGGCGGGCGTGCTCGTGACGGTTGTGGTCCTGCTGGCGTTTGCGCTCGTGTGCTGGTGGCTGGCAGTCTATGCCGAGACGCGCTCACAGCGGCGGCGGCACGGGCTGATGCTCCGTCGCATGCGACGAGAGAAGGAGGAGCGATGACGGACGTGGAAGCGTTACGGCTGGCGCTCGACGAGGAACGGCGGGTCAATGCGGCGCTGACGCACTTACTCGAACAGCGTGAACGGCTGATCGTCTCGCTGAAAGTGGCGAATTGGGAACAGCGCGAGGCGCTCGATCAGGTGCTGCACGCCGTCGCCGACGAGGCACAGGATTGGGTGGATCGGTATGAAGCGGCGTCAGCGCGTCCCGTCGTGCGTGTTCAGTAGCACACCGTACGAGGCGCTCGACATCCGGAGTCGTGAGTATCAATCAGTTCTCGCGTGTCGGCGGCGGCGGGCCGTGGATTCAACCTCGGCGGCGCGTCGTGGGATTGGGAGATCCCGGCCGGCACGCGTGAAGTAAAACGGCCCGGCTGGAACCGGGCCGAGAAGGGAACACGGGATGAGTCCTGAGAATAGCACACTGACACGGGCGGCGATGCTCTCGCTGGTCTCTGAGACGATCGCACGGGCGCTCTATACGGCGCATCAGATTTTTGATCCGGCGGCGTCGACGACCTGGGAGGCCCTGAAGCCGATTGACCGTGCCGGCTACGGCCGTCGAGCGGAGCGGGCGATTCTCGATCTCGACGCGGACATCGGACAGCTCGCACGGAAACGGACGGCGCAGAGCGTCGTCAGTCTGCTCGAGTATCAGCACGGGGATGACATGCCGGATCTGCCGGCGGGATTTCTCTGGGAGGTCATCGAGTCGGCGATTCAAGGCTACGGGATGGAGCTCTCGAAGGTCTGGGCGGCGACGACGAAGGCGACACGGATGCCGGTCGGCATCGTCGGCGCGTGCGCGAATTGCCACGAGGTCATGATCGGGCACTATGACGGCTCCGTCGAGTGCGTGTCGTGTGGGTTGATTCGGAGGGCAGAATGACGAGAAGCGAATCGATCAATGAGCTTGCCGCGGCGCTCGCCAAGGCGCAAGCGGTGATGACGGGAGCCAAGAAGGATTCGGATAATCCCTTCTTCAAGTCGCACTATGCCGATCTGGCGTCCGTGCGAGACGCCTGTATGCCGGCCTTGAACGCGCACGGGCTGAGCGTGTTGCAGTTTCCGCGGCTCGTCTCGGCCGGTGATCACGAATGGCTGATTGAGGTCGAGACGGTGTTGGCGCATGCGTCCGGTCAATTCATTGCCGATACGCTCGCCGTGCCGGTGACGAAGGCGGACGCGCAAGGCGTGGGCTCGGCGATTACCTACGCTCGCCGGTATGCGCTCGGGGCCGTCGCCGGTGTCGCGGCCGAGGATGACGACGGCGAGTCAGCCGTGGGGCGCACGGTGCACAAGGCGAAGGCGCACACGGCCGAGCCGGAGCCGGCCAAGGGAGCCGGGCTCTCCGTCGTGGCGAAGGTGGAAGACGTCCGGCAAAAGGCCGGGACGTCCAAGGCCGGGAAGCCGTTCACGAAGTACACCGTCAAAGCCGACGGGCACGACTTCAACACGTTCGATCGGGAGCTCGCCGAGTGGGCGAAGATGTCGAAGGCGCGGGGCGTCTATGCCGAGCTCACCTACAAGGAAGGCCAGTACGGGCGCGATCTCCTGGGGATCGCTGACGTGCTCGAGTCCGACGCCATGCTGACGCTCCCCGAGGAGCCGCCATTTTGAAGCCGCAACGGTTCGTCGATGGATCGGTGATTCGCCGTCGCATGGACGCGAAGGATCGGCGATTGGCTCGAGAGGCGCGACGGCTGACGGTGCAACAGGCCGATGCGACGGTGAGGATGAGCAAGGCCGAGATCGCGATCGAGGATGTCGATCGGCTGTTGCGCGACATCGACAAGGAGAAGGGCGAATGACGCGCTGGCTCTATCGGCTGTTCCTGGCGTGGCGCGATCGGCCCGATCCCGCATGGCACGCCACGGGGATTCAGCCGCGGACGGCGCTCGATTACGAACAGGACAAGGCGTCGGCGCTGTATCGGAAGTCCCGCGGGCAGACGGCGACTGGCCGGCGCTATGCGAAACGGTTCACGGGGGCGGCATGATGTATGCGTGCGAGTGTCCGTGCGTCTGTCTCGGCGGCTATACGCCGCGGCAACGGCAACAGAAGATCAAGCGGTGCGAGGACTGCCGGCAACGGCCGGGCGTGAACTGCAAACGGGTGCAAGCCACGGGCGTCGACCGGGAGCCGTGGACGCGGGATCTGAGCCCTGGGCAGATTGAGGCGATTTTGCGACGTCGGCGCGAGGCGCGGCGGCGCTCGAGATGCGCGTAGACACCGGCCCGACGAGGGGCGTATAGTGACGGGCAGAAAGGCGAACGGCCCCGATGTTACTCGGAGCCGTTCTGCTCGACCTGTTGGCGCAGGGCAAGCGGGGACGAAGGTCTTGATAGTAACCCCGCCACAACAGATCGCGCAACCTCTCTCATGCTCAGGGGCTTGGACGTGAAGTCCGCTGTTCCAGGGGGCCACTACCTGGGCCGTTGAAACCGGCAAAGGTGCCATCGACAATGCGTCGTGAACACGTTCGAGCCTGTACCCAAGCGCGGGCGCTGCCAAGGCCGGCAACCCGTGACCGCATGGCCCGTAAGGGCTGATCGACGGCTCGACGACTGATACCGACTGCGGGATGGCCAGATCATCAACCGTTGATCTGGTAGGTATCGGGGCGCATGAGGGGTCTAGCGAGACGGACGAGACACCGCTAGACGTGCAAGAGCATTCGGAACGTGCCGCATATGGGTTATGCGGGATGTAAGGCCCACGGTGTCTTTATGGCAAAGAGATTGAGAGTTTTAGCGTTTGTTGGGATTCTCGCCTTGGCTGGTTGCGATAAGCCTTCGCCACTCAGCCCCACGCGTACATCGTCCCTGTTGCCGACGAGCATCATTGCCCTGTCAGGCGATATGAATTACGGCGCGGTGGAGCTCGGGGCACGGTGGGAACGCACATTGCGGATTACCAATCAAGGCACGGACACGTTGACCGTGACCGGCTTCTCGGTGTCGCCCGTCCCACAAGGCCAGATCACGGCGACGATCTGGAAAACCAACTGGCTCGGCGGCGTGATTCAACCCGGCTCAGGCCAAGACGTGATCGTGTCCTTCTTTCCGCAGTCGGTAGCGAACTACAGCGCGATCCTAACGGTACAGGCGAACTATACGGGCGGCGTGCCGACAATAGGATTGAACGCGTCCGGCGTCCGCACGGGGCCGATCTGGTCACGGTCGGGCAGCGGCGATACCGTGTTCGATATGCCGACGTTCATTCAGCGGGTGAAGGTCATCGGCACGTATCCCGGCCGGAGCTCCAATTTCATCGCGACGGTCGGGGGCCGATTGCTCGTGAATGAATTGCTCGGCACGGCATGGGGCTCGACGCGCTACGAGGGCACGCTCCTGACGGGCGGCGGTGGGGCCGTGGCGATCACGAACAGTAGCGGTGTCGCGTGGTCCGTGGAAGAGGTGCGCTGAGATGGCGAAGATCTCTAAAGGGTTACGGTTTCGCGTCTTACATGCGAGCGGGTTTAAGTGTGCGTATTGCGGGAAGGCGGCGAGTGAAACCGATCTGGAAGTCGATCACGTACAGCCCAAATCAGGCGGCGGAAGTAACGATCTGGCGAACCTTGTCGCGGCATGTCGAGACTGTAATCGTGGGAAACGGGCGATCACGGTAAAAGATACGTCCACGGTCTCGAAGATCCGAAGCCAGCGAGATCACGGCGGGTTGATGGTCGTCGAGCTCTATTGCCGTCACTCTTGTCCGTTACGCGAGATCACGATCGAGATCAAGGATCACGATCGGCAACTCATTGAGATGCTGGTCACGCATGGCGGCGAGTTTAAGTGCGTGTTATGCCGGAAGCCGCTGGTGATCCATTGGGTGATGGGGCCAACTGAGCACGAGCAGTATGAGGAGCAACATGCTCGCATGTCGGTCAACTATCAGATCGAGCGTCAACGACAAATAGCGTTGACCGGATTTGGTTCTGTCTCGCTCGCCTGTATGCACGATGCGCTACCAGCGGTGTCCAAATGAGTGACAAGAATCTCGATGCGCTGCTCAAAATGGCCGGCGTGAGTCCTGGCGCTCGCCAGATCTACTTTGGCGATTGTCGGCTCCTCGCCGGATGGGTGATTGCCGTGCCGGACGCTGAGATCCAGGGCTATATTGAACGGCAATTTGGCGAGGTGTTGCGAGCGTGCCGGCCGGTGACGCTCACCGTCCTGACGCCGGAGAAGGCGAAACCCACAGGCCCGTCATACCTCAATGCGAAAGGTAAGGCCGCATGGGCGCTCAGTCACGCGACACAAGACAAGCTCGTCTAGCCTTCCTGCCCATGACGATCCCGTCGCCGTTGTGCGTGTATCAGGACTGCCAACGGCACGGGCGCTGCGAGCTCGGGGATCAGGTGAGGTATGACGGCAGCCTCAATACGCCGATTCGGTGTCTCCAATGCGGTCGACATGGGGAACTGAGCGAGGCGACATGAGACGCGGGAAGTACTTCGCCATTCCCACGGTGATCGACGGCATCCGATTCGCCAGTAAGAAAGAAGCCTATCGTTTCCGAGAATTGCGACTCCTCGAGCGTGCCGGCCACATTACCGGGCTCAACCTACAGCCGAGATACACGCTCTATGGGGCCGATCGTTTCCGGCAATATGTTCCGATCTGCACGTATGTGGGCGACTTCGAGTACTGGGAAGGCGGCACGCTCATTACCGAGGACGTCAAGGGCATCAAAACGCCAGCGTACCGGCTCAAGGCCAAGCTATTCGCGGCGAACTATGGGCGCACGATACGCGAGACGTAGTGTCGACGTATTGACGCACCACAACCCACAGGCGCACAATAACGGCCAATGGCCATCGCCTTAGCCCGTGCGTGTGCTCACGCCGGATGCCCTGGCGTCGTGCCCTGCACCCTGCACCCTGTGCGTGCCCTGACCTGGGAGGCTATGCGCTCACTCCCACAAGAGCGCGGCTATGGCCATCGGTGGGTAAAGCATCGGAAGATGTGGATCAGTAAACTCTTGGAACTCAACGTCCCAAGAGCGGGATTGTGTGGGTCACGACTCCCCGAGGCGAAGCCAACCCATGACAGTGAGTGTCAACGAGACGGATTGACCGTGCCGGGACTCGTGGCGGATCACATTGTCCCAGTCTTCGGGCCGTCTGACCCCACCTTCTGGCGTCTCGACGCTCTTCAGTTTTTGTGTCGGGCATGTGACCAACGCAAACGACAACGCGAAGCGATGACGGCGCGGACACGGTGACGGGGGTGGCCTCGGATCGCTGGACCGTCCAAGTGAAAAATC